GGAAATTCGTAGAGCTCCCCTGCTCCAGCTGCAGCTGCAACATCTTCTAGTGGCGACTGCTCATAGAACCGCGAGGAAGCACACGCCGACCACCACACATCCAGGTGTTTCGGTGAAGAAACCCAGAGAAATCCTCCGTTATAATATCCGTATCGCGCCGTATCTCTTTCACGAATCGCATGAGGACTAAGCGCAAGAGAGCATCCCAAGGGAATCTCAGGCAGCGGCCCAAGAAAGCAAATATCGGCGTCACAGAAAAGAACACCCCCCTTTTCCTCCGAAAGAACCCACCGAAGCAACTTAATCTTTTCTGCCATAAAATCGAACCATTTACTTTTAAAATGCACACCAGGCATTTGCTCCATCTGCTGTCGGTTCAGACCTGCATACACCCCAAGATCCTCTCGCACAATAAGACGCCCCGCATACTTGAATCCGCCCACTTTTTCGGCGATATCCTTATCGCAAAATAAATAGACTGTGGGTGGATTCGCATTGAAAATCGCAAGCGAACTTAATAGGAGTCGGAGATCCTTTAGTGCGCCACTCGTGGCGAGTGTAGCAATAACGGATGGTGTAAAGTTCATACTAGTTGATTATATGAGCGCGAGGTTTAGGCGAATACGCGGTAAGCATAGAGCGACACCACGCCACCCGCCACCTGACTCGCGGAATATGCAAGAAGCTCCTTCAGGCTGAGGGAACCCTTCATGTACATGGCTGCGGATACTGCAGGATTTACATGGCCGCCGGACAACTTACCAATCAGAAGAATTACTAACGCGAGGGTTCCGCCAACCGCATAGGCATTCCCATTGGTGGCAAGGGCGGAAAGAACAAGTAGAAACGTTCCAAGAAACTCGGCAAGGAGCCCAACAGAATCAAACATTCTATGTGGGTCTAAGGTTTTTAAAATACATATATATAACACAATGGCTTTACGGCGGATACAAAAAGAACTTGCTGACCTTAGAAGAGACCCGCCGACCAGTTGTAGTGCTGGACCAATAGGGGATGATTTATATACATGGGAGGGCTGTATCTTTGGGCCAGATGATAGCCCCTTTGTAGGGGGTGTGTTTAACCTTTCTATTCATTTCCCGGGTGACTATCCCTTTCGCGCACCTCATGTTAAATTTTTAACGAAGATATATCACCCGAATATTAATAGCGCAGGCTTAATATGCCTTGATATTCTTAAGGGTGCTTGGTCGCCTGCACTAACCATATCCAAAGTGCTTTTAAGTATAACAAGTCTTTTGACCGATCCAAATCCGGATGACCCGTTTGTCCCAGACATAGCCAATATTTATAAGGAAAATCGGGCCTTATACGAAGAAAAGGCAAGGGTTTGGACAGCGGAATATGCTATACCATATTAGGTAAGCTTGTAGGAATGAAAAAAATGAGTGGAGCCCTTATTTTCATACTAGGATGGCTGTTTATAACAATCTTCCTCGTATTTTTTGTGCAATCGCGTGAGATGTATGGGGCAAACCCCATTGTTAAACAACGCCTTGATACGCTGGAGGCATTTCATAATAGGGCGCCCGTAGAGAATATAGAAGACCCTGATATGAAAAATATAACACCGGGAAATCCGGATTTATCTGATCTCCGCCGCCCGTTCAATCTTTTAAATGATTGGCTGGATCCTCTTGAAAAACCCATGTATCCTTCTGCAAAAAGATGTCATGATCTAGACTACCAAGGACGCTTAGAACGCACTGGGAACTTTAGACAAATGACAAATAATTATAAACGCGGAGATCCAGATTCGTGCTCGGCTCCTATCCAAGATATTACACTGGCTTTTTACAAAACACAAGCGGTCCCCCAATACGGTTGTATTTCCCCCCATTAAATAGAATGCACTCGTATTTTACAGCATATATAGCTATTCTGTTTTTCCTATTAACCCCGGGAGTGTTACTGCGTTTCCCCGCGCATAGTACAAAACTTGTAGTAGCAGTTACACATGGCCTATTTTTTATAGTAGCGCTTTATTTTACCAAACACGTGGTATTGCGCTTAATGCACGACGGATTCCAAGACTTGCCCAGTAACCCCCAAGGGACGGTAGATGTAGTAAAACTTAATTCTCAAATAGAAGATGCTATAAAAAATGCAGGACTCGATCGCTATGCAAACTCCAATGGACTTCAATCTGGTGAGTCATGTACTTCAGAAAATGAATGCAAGTTAGGGCTATGTATAAATGGCCGATGCCTGTGATTAATCTGTAATAAGGCACGCCGCCGGTTCTTTTATCACATTTATCGTCTTGGCGCGTCCCTCGACTACTTGAAATAGACCCTGCCGCGCCTTTTCCACATTTTCCCAAAACTGACGACGTAGTTCTGTAGTTTCTTGAAACCACCCCCTATCGCGTGTGACTGTCACGGCATACATGCCAGCCAAACGCCACGGAATAGTTTCTGTTATATCCCACCCGGACTCTTTTAAAGTTGTAGCCTCTGTTTCCGTATAAGCATATTTTGTTTCGCACGTTTTTGGATCTTGTAGGAGCCATACATATCCGTCAGCAACACCCGAAAGATCCGTTTGAGTTCCCTGTAGGGATTGAATCTTCACTTCAACATATTCACATTCCCCTACACCTGTGACTTCCATCTGAATCTGCATCTGGCACCAATAGTCATATGGGATTGTCCCCCCTATTGCGCGCGTAATGGGGCACTTAATCTCCAAGAGTCGCCCAACACGCGCAGAATCAGTGGCGTCCATGATGATTCCATCCGGACTTGCGGCTAAGTGCGTATCAGTAGGATGTATAATCCGCCCTGCTTCCGCAATCTTTGCCCCCCACTTTTGTTCAAGGATCCCCTTTACTACTGGTTCAAATCGAATACCCCAATCAAATGGACCCATCTCACATGTCATACATGCCAGACGATTAGTGGCTGCCGGGGCCGATGGATTAGGAACTTTACTCATTATAAGTTGGCTCACACACCTTGGGCTTCCATAGAGTTTAGCAAACTCAGATGCGGTGAGCACTTCTTTCCCTTGCGCATACCAGGCCGGTGTGCGTTGGGGAATCTGGGGGCGCTTCAATACCTCCTCCGCGGCTAAACGCCGCAGTTCGGGCGGCTGACTCGCCCACCCTACCGCCGTAGCCCTCTGCACAAACTTTTCCAAAGCGCGAAACCCAAACTGCTTTCCGATCTCATAACTTCTCTCATCCTTGCCAAAGATTTTAGCCTCACTGCTCCCCAACACATCCTCTAAAACAGTTTCAGCCCGCTCTTTCCAATCGTGAAAAGTCGTCGCATGCGATGGAGCCGGCTCCTGTAAATCAGACCAACCAATAAGATCTGTAGCAGAATGAAACATATGACTCGGTAACTTTGAGCTTTCGTGTCCCGCCCTGTCAAACTTATGACCGCGCATCGGCGTTTCCCTAGTATTAGTCTGTTTAGAACTCTTAGGCGGGTGCTCCCTCTGTATTTTCAGCTGCCGGTGGCGCCGAGGCGGCGGCCGCGGGCCCTCGCTTTCGGAATGTAACTGCATTTCTCTTCTCCAACAACTGAAAAAGCACTTCGCCAGTTGCGGCCTGATGCATCACAAGAGGTTTAATCTCTTTAATAACTTCCTCCTCCTGATCATATTCCACCGAAGTCTTAGAATTAAGAAGTTTCTTATCGAGTGATTTCACCAAAAGTGTTAATAATGCCTGCTTTTCTGTATCTTTCAGGCCACGCTTTTGCGCAAGATCCTCACTAAATGCACGCAAACGATTTAAGCGAAGCCCGCGCTCCAACCTATGCCACGGGCGCTTATATGCAACTCCAGCCTCTGCTGCAATAAGCTTCTGCAGAGAATCATTTACAGCAAAATCAATCACATTCGCACTAATATCCTGCGTCGCCTTACGAGCGGTCCGATTGCGAATAGATGCCATCCTTCTATACGTATATTGTGCGATGTCTTAAGGTGTTAAACAACCCAGGCGTTAGTCACAATATAGTTCATAACGGAATATGCGGTATCATTTTTATCAGAAAATGATATACTTTCCATCATCTTATTTACACCCCACGGATCACCACCATTTTCTGCATGCGCCCAAAGAAATGAGCGCCATACTTCCTTTTGAGGAGTCGTGGCAATAGGAGTCTCCTTCCAAGTATAAAAATTCACTAAATCTGCTGTATCAGAGCTGACGGGACAGAATACGATGTCATTTACACAAAAGGGGGGTTGAGCCCCTTGAAGTTCATTTAGTTCCAGAAACTCTTTGGCATGTTGAATGCCCTCCTCCGGCGTATTACAATCAAATTCAATCATATGAGATCCATTCCTTTCAAGGAATAACCAGATTTGATGAAGGCCGGGCGCCTTGTTCGGAATATGAATAAATGGAAGAAGGAACATGTTGTGGGCCTTTAAAGGGATGTTCTAATACTCCTTTAGACAGTGGCGCAAAATGTTCCATCCACTCAAATTTGCTGGTGCTGTGAGAATTCCACCCCCTACAATGCAACTTCGTGTGCGCAGAGAAGTAAATACACAAGATACTATTAACGCTAGACAGTTCGAGGCCCTGCAAACCTCGGTCCCGGTTGTTCAGGGGGGTATTATAGATGATCCTCCAACGCAAATGAAACCGACTTTTTATGATATGGCCCCGCTGAGTAGCCGCACAGATAAACAGGATTATAGGCAATCGCAACCGTTTGTTGCAAACGGGCCGTCTTTAGCAATGAATCCATATTTTGATCGATATGATCCGACACGCGATCCTCGAAATATGATTCGAGAAGTGCGTTCCGTTGTATATGAAGAGAAAGAAGGTGATAGGGGCTTGACCGAATCCAAGCGCATTGTGGAAAGGGGTTATATGAGCAGATGGATGCCAGAAGGAAGTACATCGGATGATCTGAAGGCCAGCTTGCAAGCATACGAAGTTATGCGTCCTAAATTTGACGATATTACTCAAAATTATAGATAATATAAATAGATGTCTGGGATTCGCCGGCGACCACTTGGGCTCCAAAGAGTGCATAAAGAATTTGCTGAACGCCACGCCGCCACCCCTTCTCACAGGACTACACGTCGCGCTACACCTTCAGCGCCGCCGAGAGGTGCGTGGAGTGCTATAAAAAGAGCCGGTAGATGGCTACTAGGGCGGAAAAAAACTCCTATGTCACGGGCACCTATAGCGGCTACAGTGCGCCCCCCCACGTGGTGGAATTCTCTAACAAAAACGTTAAAAAATACCGGTGCTTGGATATCAACAGGGGCAAAAAAGGCTAAAAATCGCCTGGCGAATTGGGTTGAACCAAAATATGCATATATTCGCGCACAACGGCGCCACTTTGATGGTGAAACTATATCTGCAAGAAAACATCGTTTAGAGAGGGGACAAAGACTTACAAGAAACTATTACGCAAAAAAGGGGAAAGATCAGCCAAAATATTTATCTGGATCCGCAAAATCACAGCTGGTAGGTAATGTCAAATATAATAAAACAGTTAAAAGATTTACAGAAGAATCTATGTTAAGTAGAAAATTTAATAGCATTCATAAAAGAATTCAGAAAAGGATTAATAGTATGTTAAGGACTATTTCAGGTGCTATAGGGCGATTAAATCCTATGGTAATAATACGATGGGCGGGGTCTCGTGCGGCAGCTTTTTTTACACATGTTTTTAATAGATTTTTGCAAATAGAACGGGAATATATATTGAAGCCTACTCGCCTCTGGAACATTGGGGGATCGGTGTTGGCTGCTCTGACAACGCTTGGAAAAAGGCTATTCGGCGTGAAACAAACTGATAAAAATATAAATGCTGCTAATTCTACATTAATGCGGGTAGCAATAGGATATATTATATTCCAAATGCTCCCCCTTCCTATGCAGCTTAGTATAATAGCAGGATACGGTATCATAAGATTACGCAATTCACGTTTGCAAGTCGCTGACGCGGCGGAAGCGGCGCGTGTGGAGGCGGCGGCGGCGGCGGCGGAGGCAGAGGCCGCGAGGGCGGCGCAATACGCTAGAGATGCCGCTGCCTTTGCCCTACATAATACTTCCGCAGGCCGCGCCGCCCGCCAGATCTCCGAAGCACAGCAACGCGCAAATGCGGAAGCGCACGCCGAAGAACTTGCTAAGGCCTATCATGCCGCAGCCGCAGAACGTTACCGCGAACGCCTCCACACACCGCGGCAGCGGTCGCGGACACCCACCCCGCAACCCGGATTTCTTGAGCAGATACTCGACCCGCTGGGCTCGCCGCAGAGAACTCCGCAATCCCCTGCCGGCGCTGCCGCAGCCCGTTTATCGGCGGCTGGCAATAATATAGAGGCAGGCATCTCGCCGGCAGTGAGCCCCGAGCGGGCGGGCAGCCCTGCAGCCCAAGGTGCGGTAGCACTAAACGAGATGTTAAATGAACCAGAGAACAGGGGGGTTTTAGGGTGGCTTGTAGGCTTATTTGGTGAAATAGAATTTGAAGAGGGTGGCATTTGAGTCATCCTAATCAAAACGCACTTCGACCGAATAATCATGTTTCTGCATGAGTTTCGAATTAGGTGGCTCGGCAGTAGCAATACGTCTCCGTGTAGAACTACGTGTTGATGTCGTAGTAACAGTTGTCGCTGCAGACGAATCAGAAGTGGCCTTCCGAATCTTCTGAAGCTCCCTCGAGTTACTGTTCATTGCAGTCTCCACTTTAGCGAAATTCATTTTAATATAATCAAGCACGCCCTTCTCCAACGCCCAGCGGAAGAAATTCAACTTCCCAACTGTCGTTTGAAACAGGGGTTGCCCAGGAATCTGAAACATAATTCTCTCGCGCCGGCAGAAGGGATCAAACAGCTTTTTACTGTATGCCTTCAGCTGCGACTTGTAGTTCGTATAGACGAGAAACTCCTGATTGTTGAGGATATAGGATATATTATGCTGCTTTGCATAGTTCGTGACAAACCAGTCGATGAGGCGCAAGGAAATCTCCGACGTGCCCTCTAAAAGCTTCATTACTTCTTCCTTATCCTGGCGCCCAGCATAAAATCGCTGTAGAGAATTAACGATTAGTTCTTGTTTGCAATGGATTTTTCTTTTACGGGTCTGCGGATCAGGATCAACGCTGACAACAGGAAGCTCTGCCAAAGTATCCATTCGTCTATTGTTGATTATTGAAAACTCTTAGGCCACCTTAGAGTAGGATATGAGTTCCCCCCCTCCAGGGCATGATGCCACACAATCTCTTCTTCAGGGGGGCAACGCCACTATAACACCATTAATGGGTGGTGGAGGGGAGGTTCATGGAAACCCCGAAGAGTCGCTTTTAACCGGTGGCACATCCATGCCGATAACACCCCTACAGGGAGGAAGACGACTTAACCGCCGCTCAAGAAGTCGCTCCAAAAGTCGCTCAAAAGCCCGCCCTAGAAGCCGATCAATAAAAAGACAAAGAGGTGGGCAAACTATAACAAATATGATGCGCTCCGCAGCAAGTAGTATGAAAACGCAAGCACGTGACGCTGCTGCAGGGTTGGCGCGCGATTTACTTGGGTCACCCACTCCCGCTGCTGCTTCTGCTCCTGATGCTGCTACTCCTGCTGCTCCTGATGCTGCTCCTGATGCTGCTCCTGATGCTGCTCCTGATGCTCGTGCTGCTGCTCGTGCTGCTCGTGCTCCAGCTCCAGCTCCAGCTCCAGCTCCAGCTCCTGCCCCTGCTCCTGCCCCTGCTCCAGCTCCAGCTCCTGCTGGTTTCATTGCTGCGCCTTCTACTCTCCCCCCTGCAACGTTTGATGATGTATTGCCTACAGATGCATATCAAACAGTAGAAATATTTAAACAAGAAATTGATGCAACAGCAAAAGCACTAGAACCAAAAATAAATGATTATGATAGGCTTATTCAGCAATATAGGAAAAAAGCCTACGACCCAAATGGTTTATGGAATAGATCCTATAAAATTAGTGGAAATACTGCCCCCCCGATTTTACCAATGCAAAGTCAATGCAAAAATATAAAAAATAGTCAAACAATGACAATGTATGACCGCCTCGCAGTTATCCTTTCACCGATGGTACTTCGAGTTACAATCTTTCCACCCATTAATGGAAATGAAAGCCTCCTACAAAGCTGTATAGAGTATATTCGTAAAAAGGATGATCCGAGAACAGTATTCGTTTTTTCTCCAGGCCTTTTCAAACCCTTTAACCCTAAAAGCCTTGAAAATAACAAAACAATATTAGCATCATTATTATTTATATTATTAGATGAAAGTCTAACTAGCAATATATTTCTTCTATCACAGCATACGGCTGAAGAGGCAAAAATCGGATGTAGATTAACGGGCGAACAGACAGATAGTGTTGGGCTTGTAAATTTATTAGGGCCTACTTACATTATATTTCCATCAGAGTCTGATCTAAAAGAATCAGTTGTTGGTTTAAATCGCGGTAAATTTACTGATAAAAAAAGGATAGGGGGATTAATAGTTACCGCCGCAACTAAGGGGGAAGCTGATTTACCAAAATCTAAATTAGCAAATGCGATAAGAGGCGTGCGCGATTTTATTTCAAATGGTGGTGTAACTCGCGACAGCGTTATATTTTCTGTTGCATTTCCACCTAATATAAATTCTCCTGAAACGATTGACAGTCAAAGCCCATTTAAGGTAATATATGCACAAAAGGACCACGACAAATTCTATTTTAAAGAGGATGATCCAAAATATATGATGATGCGGTTTAAAGTTATGAAAATGAGTGAATCGGGTGGGTTTTTTCCTGTATCGGATTCAAGCCTCGCTTTAAAAGATATAGCAAAACGTAAAGTGTTTGAGTATTATGAATTACGAGTACCAGATAGCGGCGGGGCTGTCTATGAAAATTGGGTTGATATGAAATTCACAACCTCTGAACTTGGATTTTTGAAAGATTTAAATATAGATGATGAAGATATGTTACAAGAAATATTTGGAGAAGCTTGGCGAATAAAACTAGCAGATTTTATGAGCGATGTAGTGAATGATTGTAGTACAGAGATTAAGACAACAATGAATGTTAAATGTAATTTTGCAAGGGAATTTTTAGATGAAATTGCAATCTATAAGTCTTTTGTGAAACCGGTATTAAAAGAAAGCGACCTTAAAGATGATGGCTTGCAAGATTATTTAGAAATGTCTTTCGCAGAAATAGAAAATAAAAAGAGTCAAATTGCATATCTAGTAAATGAAATACAAAAAACTAAAAAGGGTGAAGATGAACTTGCGTATAATCTTGCAAAAACACCATTCGAAATGAAATACTTCGAAACTCCCTACCCGGTAATTGAAGATTTGTGGAATCCTCCCTTAAAGCAAGAGGATTCATTACAGCTAGAATCTGTAAAAGTTGGTGCTATATACGAACCTACAGGGTATCGTGCAATATTACCACCAGCTGGAAAATCAATACGTTGTCAGAAAATACGTGTGACGGAGATTCAGAAGAATGACTCAGGAACGTTCTTATCATCAAACAATGAGCATTTGGCTGAAATGTGCGCAATAATAGACGATACAAGTAAAATACATGAAACCTTGAATGGTGTGTTTCAAAGTTTTATACAAAATTTCCCTAGATTCTACTTCTCTGATAAATAAATGCAATATTCTGTGCCTAACTTCGGTATTTTACTAGACCGAAGTTAAGCAGGTTGCGGTAGAAGGGAATATCAATCCAGGGTTTCATAACTTTTATATCAGTTGATATTAGAGAATGGCCACCCGGCGATCAGATAAAAGAAGTTTTCGTAGAAATAATATTACACAGCGCGGGGGTGGCCCGGCGGTGGGAGGGGCAACAGATCCAAACTTGGCTTGCGTAAAATGCAATGTAGCGCCGGCATCGAATAAGGTAAGTGATGCAATAAAAAAGTTGTATTTTTCTCCCAGTAGTCCTCCATTTAGACCTGTAATGAAAACGGTGAATGGCATTGCATATGTCTATGCACCGATGAAGGGTGCAAATGATGGAATGACTGGAAATCCCAAAAACTGGAGCACAGACATGGGTGTTCCTTATACAACAAATCCTGGCGATCCAAATATAGCTAAAAAATGCTTGGGAAAACAACAATGTCCTGCTAAATTCGCTGTAAAACCGATGACGTCGGCTTCCCTTGAAGACAACAAGAAATCTCAACTTGTTGGCCCGAAAGATATATTATCGTGTCCTAGCATCAAGGAATATATCACCGCATTGCCGGTAGCAAAGATAGCAGGATCCAAGGTTCAGTTATATACAATAGGCTACAAAATGGGTCCGACTGTAGAAGCAAACTTATGTAGGCATGAAAAGAGAACTGCGTATGTAAAACCTAAGGGCCCGCCGCCACCACCTTCTGGGTCGCCTGCATCTCCCACAGCAGGTAATCCGGGCACTGGAACAGGCACTGGAAGTGGTACGGGCAGCGGCACAGGCACGCGCACGGGTACGGGCAGCGGCACAGGCACGCGCACGGGCACGGGCAGCGGCACAGGCACGCGCACGGGCACGGGCAGCGGCACAGGCACGCGCACGGGCACGGGCAGCGGCACAGGCACGCGCACGGGCACGCGCACGGGCACGGGCAGCGGCACAGGCACGCGCACGGGCAGCGGCACAGGCACGCGCACGGGCACGGGCAGCGGCACGCCTCCTCCCCCAAAGAAACCGAGTGGATTTCTAGGGGGGATCAAGGATAAAGTTAGCTCTTTCCTAGGCATTCCTCTCCAAGATGAAGATCCGGTAGCCGATGAACCCGTCGAGGATGAATTTACAGATGAAGCTGCACCCCCGGCTGGCATACAAAGCATAGCAGTAAAAGTTACTCCATCCATATCGTTATTACCAGGAACTTTGCTCGTTCAACTTGCCAATAATGGAGACTTTAGTGAAGCTACTATTGAAATTTTTGATATGAATGGAAATTCTCTTATTTCAAATGCAAGTGAGGGTGGTGGGCATGTTGGAGGTGCAGTCAGGGTTGCAGCTAGGCCTGCAGCTAGGACTGCACCCAGGGTAACACCTACAATGAATCCTTTGGTTAGAAGGCCAACACCAACCCGTTCCCTCAGTAATCCCACAATGAATCCCTTGGCTAGGACTGCCACACCGACCACGAAGCTATCAGCGTTAAATCTCCAGCGACAGGCAGCACAGCGGAGCCCATCTATACCCCTCAGGCCTACCAGGCCTGCTACACCGAGCACGAAGCTATCAGCGTTAAATCTCCAGCGACAGGCATCACAGCGGAGCCCATCTATACCCCTCAGGCCTACCACGCGCACCCCGCCTGCAGCGCCCACGGGGCGCGTGACCCCTCCACCGCCTACCACGCCTAGATCTGGCAGTACAACGCGGCCTACCACTCCCACGGCTGCCAATCTTGCGAAAGGCAGGGCTGGCCTCAGGCCTACAACGCCTACCAAGCCTGGCACTACAGCGCGGCCTGGCACTCCCACTGCTGCCAACCTTGCGAAAGGCAGGGCTGGCCTCAGGACTACAACGCCTACCAAGCCTGGCACTACAGCGCGGCCTGGCATTCCCACTGCTGCCA